GCTGCTCCAGCGTCCGTGGAGCCAGTACCACCGTTAGCTATGGCTATTGCTGTACCGTTCCATGTTCCTGTTGAAATTGTGCCAACTGAGGTAAGGCTTGAGCTAGTTATTCCTGAGCCAAGGGTTGAACCAGAAAGTACCGAAGTTCCTGCAATTAGCAATGACTTGCCAGAAGCAAGGTTCATATTCTCAGATGAAGTCCATGCGTCAGTTGCATCAATCCAGTTAAATGTCTTGTCTGTTGCGCCCTTAAGGGTAAGACCACCACCGTCAGCACCTGCGTCTGTTGGTGTTGTGACTGCTCCAAGTACAAGGTTCTTATCATCAATCGTAATTTCTGTTGAGTTAATTGTAGTTGTTGTACCGTTAACTGTTAAGTCACCTGAAAGGGTAAGAGATGTACCAGTAGCAGCACCAATGTTTGGCGTTACAAGTGTTGGCGTATTAGCAAATACAAGTGCTCCAGTACCAGTTTCATCCGATATAATTCCAGCAAGTTCTGATGAAGAAGTGGCTGCAAAATCCGAAAGCTTATTGTTAGTAAGAGCTACTGTACCAGTTGCATCTGGAAGTGTGATTGTTCTATCTGCGGTTGGATCTGTGACAGCAAGTGTTGTCTCATGGGCATCAGCTGTCGCACCTTCAAAAACCACCGAACCATCATTAAATACTGCTCCAGTAATTACTGGACTAGTAAGTGTCTTATTGGTAAGAGTCTGAGTGTCAGTTGTTCCAACAACATTTCCAGTAACACCATGCACTGAGGTTGTAGCTGATGAGTGAGTTGATACATACCCAGAAGCAGTCGATTCTGCTGCGCTTTGGGCTGCAGCGGCAGCACCATAGGCATCATATGTGTTTGTTGTTACTGAAATTGCACCTGTTGAGTCGGTATAGGTGAGACCTGTTCCAACTGCATTCCCAACAGCATCTTGTGCTGCTTCATTAAAGTCAGTAACTGCACTTGCTGGGATAGCAATTGTTGCTGTTCCAGCTGCGGTCAAACGACCTTGAGCGTCAACCGTAAATGTTGATACGGCGGTAGCAGAACCATAAGATCCACCAGTTACTGCAGTGTTATCAAGATTTAAAGTAAGTGTGTCAGTTGCAGAGGCTACTGATGTTAGACCTGTACCACCAACTATGACAAATGTATCTCCGCCAGAAATGGTTAAGTTGTCACCACTGTCTGCATCTACTGTAAATGAAGTAGATATAGAAGCTGTTCCTGCTGCGGTCAAGCGACCTTGAGCGTCAACAGTAAATGTTGGGATTGCACTAGCTGAGCCATATGATCCAGCTGTTACGGCTGTGTTATCAAGGTTGATGGTTATAGTATCTGTGGCTCCAACTACGGATGAAAGTCCAGTTCCACCTGATACAGTAAAAGTATCTGATCCTGTGGTTATTGTCTGATTTGTGCCAGAATCTCCTGCAACTGTGAATGTAGTTGCAACTCCAGTAATTGCAGTATCAACATAAAGTTTAGTTGCTGCATGTGCGTTAGAAGATGGTGTTGCAACCGAAAGTGTACCAGAAAATGTTTTATTTCCAGTTACAGTTTGAGTGCCAGTTAATCCTAAAAATGCACCAGGGCCAGCAATTGCCAAAACTGATGTTGCGTCACCGCTTGTGTCACCTTTTCCATAATACAGAGTTTCATCTACTTCGTTAAATGCTAACTCTGCATTTTTTAGGCTAGATGGAGCTCCTGATGCCCCACTAGTTCTTCTTCTAATTCTAATTGTATTTGCCATTTTTAAAAGTTTCCTCCATCAGTAACGTCTTTTTCGGCGTAATTAACCCATTGGGAACCGTTGTAACGTAATACGTTACCTGTACTTACTTCACCAATAGTAACATCAGTCAGTCCATTTAAAACTGACTGAGTAGATATAGCTGACTCTGTAGCTATAATTCGATCTTTAATAGTTAAATGTGATCCAGCTGGATTTATTCCCAATACTGTCTGAACTGCTTCTATAGCATCATTTGCATTTGCGTGCTGTAAATGATGAGGGACTGTTGTAGAATTCAGGCTGTCAGTTGACAGAGGATTCTGCAAAACATCTAAAGAATTTGGATAATTAGTAGCCATTTTAAACCTTTACAAAGAGATAATCTTAGTTGAATCATTACTCCACACTATAGTAATGTTGAGTACTGTATTAATACCTGCAAAAGGTATACCTGTTGCAGTATCTATGTGAGCTATTAGTCTTGATGTGGAATCTGATCCTGTATCAACATAAAGTATGACTGATTTAAAAGCGTTTCCTGGATAATCAACTATGGTTAAATCATCTGCATCTAGAACACCTAATGTGCTTTGCACATTTAATAATGCCGTAGACCTAGCTTTTATTGAAGACGAAGAAATATCAGAAACAAATTGGTGTGTATTTTGAGAGAAAGTATAAGTACTGTCTACAAGAAGTACTTTTAAAGACTGAGAAGAAACATTTATTTGACCATTTAATAGTGACTGTTTAGCTTTCCCATATATTAAATTAGCCATTATTATATGCCAATATCTTTTGAAACTATAATTCTATATTTATAATCATTTTCAAAATAAGTAGCTCCAGCAGCAAAGTAAGAAGGCGTTGCATCTGTGGATGGAAAATCTACATAAACATCAGGCTTCCAAGAGTGGGTAGAAATTTCAGGTTCTAGATTCTCCCATCTAATTGGAGTTCTTTGTATTTTTTTTCTTTGTATTTTAAAATAGTTTCTATTTAAAAAGTTTGATGCTGGTCTAGCATTAAAACTTATAATAACTCTTCCATTGTTGTAATCATTATCTAAATAAAAGTCTCCGTTTTGAGGATCAATTGATTTAATAAAAAAATTAGGATTCTTAGCAACCACATGCATACTCGTGTATGCATCTGCTCTAATTGAATGGTCTTCAATTAATATCTCTTGTATCTCAGGGACTCTGATTGAGGAGAATGCTGACGGTGTTGCGTCGTTTGTCTTTGTAAATAAAACTTGCTCTTCATCGATCAGCTCATTGGCTGCATCAAGGAAACCCAATACTCTAATAACATAGCTTGTATTAGCAGGTAGGTTCTTATCCCAGTAGAGGGTTAGAGCTCTTGATATCTGATTATAGTCAGTTATCGTATTGATAGTTTGAAAAGGTCCACTTATAACACTTGGTGTTGCAGAATCAGTTTGTACAATAAAATTTTGATTAACTAAACTTGATATCTTTATCGTTCTACCAAATTTTAAAACAACCGTATTTAAATCTACCTGTGCGTATTCGAGCAGGTTCAATGCCACAATATTCTCCTTAACCCACAATTCTTATAATAAACTAGTAACGCTTAATCCATACAAAAGCAACAGGGGGTGGCAATAAAGCCACCCCCTGTCGCTAGAGTAATCGTAACTATAACTACCCTAAGATTTGCGTGCTATTAAAGCTGGTTGAAAACCTGAACTTCATAGTTACGTGCAAGGTTGATGTTCTTAGCAACGGTAATACCTTCACCATCACCGAGCATCACGATGTCGTAGCGCTCTTTCATCTTCATTTGACGAATGTCCCGACTTGGATCATCGAACTGATCTGTTGTCATTTCATCCTTAACAAGGAGTGTTCCCACTTCGTTACGGTCAATCAAGAAGAGGTCAGACTTAGCTGCTGTTGCGCCACTCTTAGCTGTGAAGCTTACGAATGGTGAAACTATAACGTTGAGACCCATTGGGGCTGTAGCGTTAAGAGCTGCATCTGGACCTTGAGGGCGGTAGCCCCAGCTTGTATTGACTGCAGAAGCTGCACCACCCATGTGGAAAATAGCGTCCTTCAAGAAGACAGACCACATCAAAGGATGTAGAATGAAGTCTGTTGGTACGTGCTTTTCTGCCATGAGCACTGCTGCCATGTCAACGACGTCATCCCAGCGAATGGTACCATTGGGATTGCCGTCGATACCGAGACCGGTTGTGTCATCAGTCCCACCAGCAGTGTTGTCGAATACAACAGTAGCTGCATCCTTAAAACGGCTAAGTGCGATTTGTTCTTTCAAACGAGCCATTGCACGACCTGCTGCTCTCACATGCAAGCCTACGATGTCCCAAAGTGAGTCAGCAATGACTTCTTCGGTGAATGAAAGCTTGACACCCTTTTTGGATACCTTACCCTCAATCTGCTTTGCGAAGGCTAATGCCTGCTCTGGATACTCTTGTCCTTCTGGGATCTCTGCTGCTTGAATAGCGTTGACTGCTGGGAACTCCAAGGAGCGTCCCTTTCCAAGGCGGACAGTTGAAAGAAGTGGCGTAACCAACAATTGTGGCTCAGCTGCTTCTCTAAGGGTACGAGAGATAACTTTAGGAAAAAGTGCAGCAGCGTCAGCTGAAGCAAAAGCTTCCTTAATAGTTACTCTGTTATCTTCATCAATATGTCCGTCTTCGGCCAGCGCGGCTTCCCAAGCTGGGAGACCCGAGAGGAGC